GCTGTAGCTTCTTCCCTTGATAATCAGGGTCTTTTCGCCCTTCCAAACACGTTCTGCAGCAGGTGCAGGCAGGTAAAGGCTCTTTGCAGCGATCTGTTCAGCGGTGTTTCTAAGACCCTGAATGGTCACAGCGTTGACTGGAATACCATCTAAATCGTCGTTTACCGCATGTTTTAGGCCCCGGCGCCCTATTTCACTCACTAAAAGGCTGTGGTAATCCACCAGGTCTTCGATGTTCCATTCGTTTACAGCCTCTGGAGTCTCGCTTTTACGTTGAAAAAGGGCATGTGCAAGGGCATGGTCAAAGAGTAGTTGCTTGTCATCCAAGCGTTCAGGCACTGCTTGGGCGGTTGAAGCGGCCACGGGGCTATGCTCTCCTGCTGGCATCCTCTTTTTCGTCATCTTTGATGGGGTTTATCCACTTCACTATATCCTGTTTAGATCGATCTGCGCTTGGCAGGTGAGCTAAGAACGATTGTATACGTTCATTGCTGTCGCCTTTGTAGGCTTCTCCCTGGTCTCCAGCGGGTTTAGGCGCGTAGGCGCCTGTGCGTTCACGCAGTTGCCCTGTGGCTTCGGATTCAATAGGCATGTTTTCAGCCTTGCCAGGAGGACTAAACGGTCTGGATCCCTGTGGTTGCACATGTCCGACGCCGCTGACTTCAATGTCGCCATGGTCGTTTAAGCGGACGTCAAACCCAGCTTTAAGCCAGGTGAAAGCAGTGTTCGCTTTGACTTGCCCGATCTGGGAGAGACGCACATCGTCCCGCAGCTCCAGGGTATTGAACCTTAACCGCCAATCAGTGATGGCGAATGCTGGAAAAGCCCTGTTATTAATCAGGTCTTCCCGGTTCTTGTGGTGTTCCCGGACAGCGCGGTCTTGAACAGTGACCTGCATCATGGGTGTGGTGCCGCTTTTGCCGTCAACTTGCCCGGTGAAGATGGGCATGACGCTGTAGACGCTTTGCACAGCTGACTGCCAATGGCGGTAGTAGTCGATGCTTTGCATGCGTTTGAAGTCTTCCATGACTTTAGTAACTTGGATCTTCTCTTTGCTGCCGATCATCATGGTGCGGACTTTCTTTGTAGTGCGGAATCGCCGCAGTACTGGATCGTAAACGCGTTTCTTCATCGCTTCGTTTTCGAATTGATCCATGATTTCGTTAACTTCTTCCTGCTCGTGGCCTGGGAAGTTCACTATGCTGCCGAGTTTGCCTTCTGTGTAGAGGTCAAGGTTGAAGTCATCCATCGCTTGGATGGTTATGAGGATCTTCCATAGGCAAACAATCTTGCTTTCCGCATAGATGTTAGGTAGAACGCGGTCTTCGCCTCCCTGGATGATTTCGTCTTTGGTGAAGCGTGCTTTGATTGTGCCGCCGATACGTTGCACGTATGCTGTTTTCTCCAGGGGCTTACCGCAGAATGGGCAGGTAACTTCAGGCGGTGAATACGTTAAGTCTGGCTGCCAGCAGTCGGGGCAGAAAAGCTGTTTCGGATCGCCCAGGTGCCCTTTGTCGTCTGCAACAGCCCGCATGTAACGTGGATCCTCCACGTTGAGCTCAGCTGGAACCTTGATGAACTCGCCAGGGTACGTTGGATCTGGAATATACTTATAACTTATACTTAGAAAGTAGTTGCTTAACGCCAGATCATAGACAAGTGTTGAGTACATCAGCTGGTAGAACGTGATGTCTGGAGCTGGATGCGTGATTAACTGCATGGCACGTTCATACTGGTCTGGATCAGGACGCCTAAGTGCTCCACCACAAACAGATGCAACTCCATGGTCGTATGTCTCCTGGGTGCACGTGCCTTCTCTTGGCCAATCACGGTACTGTTTACCGCAGGTTGTACATTTTCCAGCGAATGCAGGTTCAATGGTCCAACCTGGGCTCAGGGTTTCACGGATGATCGCGTTGAATGTGCGTTTAAGAACCCAGTTTGTACGTGCGATAAGCATGAGTTCCTCAAAATTGTAGAGTGGCTCACGTATCATGTACTGGGGCATCCAGCTGAACTCAGGGATTACAGTTCGGTCATTCTTCTTGATTTCTTTCAAGAAGGGGTCTGTATCCTCAAAGTTCTTCTTAATCTCGGATTTCTGGACTTGACTCGTGGATCCATAGATCCATCCTGACTCAGACATTTAGTATATACTCCTTAAACTGGTTCAACCGTTACTCTGATGTTGGGTGCGAGTAAATTCTTAGTTACGTCTACGTTTCCGATGTAGAGATGTAGTTTACCTGGCTTCACTTTTGCACCCAAAACTTTGATTCCGTCTGCGTCTGCTGAAAGCAGTTCCTGTTCTTCTGTCAACGCTTGTTCACCTCTGCTCGTTGTATACGAGCAACTAATTCTTCAAGACCCTTCAGGGGGTTAGGTACTTTGTCTGTGTTGCCTAGCTGCATGCGTTTGTTGGCTTCTTGCTGTCTGCCATCTAGCCGCTTGGGCTTCCTGTTGAAGACCATCCCGAGTCCGCATACAGGGCATTTATGTTCAAACTCACTCTGCATGTCCCTGGTTCCGATGCCTTGAAGGGTGCCGCATTGTGCACAGCGGAAGTTTGCTACTTTGTTGTCCATCCTGTTGATGGTGATAGGGTTCCATCCTGCAGTGGGAGCTAACGCGTTCTGAAGACGCATATCATGGATTGGGTTTGTCAATATTCACACATCCTTATGCTGAGTTTTACTGGAGGTTTAAGCAGGCATCGTAGTAGCAAGCCTAAACTTTTTGGGAAGTCGTCATGTCTGTCCTGGCCTTTAGGGGCACAAGTATGAAGCATGTTGCCGTTCCAGTGTTTCTCCAGATCACACATCTCGTTTAGGAACAGATCCCTGTACTTGCGCATCTTAACGCCGCCCATTATTTCGCATTCGTCTTTGCTTGGAAAATCAAACTGGGCGTTCTTGACAGCGTTAACCAGCAGTTTGCTGGTGATGTCGTCCTCGATTGCCTGGTTAGTTTTGATGCCTTCAACTCTTACGCGTACGCCGCCGTCTATTTCACGTAGCGTTTTTTTGAGTATATCAACTACGGGGTCACCTACACCTGCAGAGTCAACGCAGATCTGCACGGCACCAGCTTCAATAAGGGCGTGTGCGATCGCATCTGCTTGATCTGTGTAGTCGTCTCCTTCAAACACGATCCACTTGATGAGATGTACAACTTCGCCTTCTCTCCAGCCAAGTGTGAAGACACTACGGTCAAGTGACTTAGCAACGTCCCAGCTGGCGCCAACCATAAACATTGGTTTGCCGTCGACCGTTGGAAGCACAATAGGGAACTTGCGTGTAAGCTTCACGAGGTCATCCAGGATGCAGAGTTTGTCGACGCCAAGCCGCCACTCACAAGCATACTGAGTTCGGAAAGCAATGCTGTCCTCGCCTAGCTTATCGATCATTTCCCTACAGTAAGCCGCGTACTTTGGATTTGCCAAGCTAGCTTCCTTGTACTCCACACGGATGTACAGTGGGCCTTCTTCACGTTTGGTGCAGGCATCGTAGAAGTAGCTGTTGATGACTTCGTTCTTTGGTGTACCATCGAGCAGACGGGCGCCACCTACAGCTGCAGCCATAGGGAAAACGTCCTGTGTCATCTTCAACGGGTCAACGTCTTCACACTGCTCGATTACTATAAGGTTCAAAGTTTCAGAAGTAATGTTTGCATCGGGGCTGATGCTGAAGCAGCGAACCCGAAAATCAAATTCGTCGCCGCTTGCTGTACGATGCTGCAGGATAAAAAGCTCAGACCCTAAACCTTCACCTACAACAAGCTTCAGCCCGAAAGCTTGAAGCACACGCCTGGCACCAACGCATCTTCTCCGCAGGCGCTCTTTCACCGTGAGGATTGTTTGGGTTGCTGCAGGAGCAAAAATTCCTGTTCTAAAATTTTTCTTGCGGACCCGACAAAAATAAATCGCCAACACAATTAAGCTGATTACGACAGCTTCAGTTTTGCCCGACTGCCTACATTGGTTAACGATTCCTTCTTCGCCTGCTTCATGGAGGGCTAGGTCAAAGATTAGATCGGACACCCGGTACTGATAGGAGTACATGCCATCAGGCAAGTCGTAAGTGGACATAGATAAAACTACTAACCTGATAGCTCTACAGCATTCAACCGCTGAGATACCGTCAGACTGTAGGAGGGACTGTAAGTTGTCCATCATTACTTGCTGGTTTTGGCTGCTCATTTGGTGTTGGTTTATCCTCTTTTCTGTTAACTTTAGTCAAAGCGGTCTTGATTATGTCGACAACTTCTGTGTCACTACTGCCTGTTGCTCCACCGCCTGGAGGTGCAGATTTACGTATGCCCATCCGTAACTCGCATTCGATCAGAGTTGCAGAGGTCTCCCGGAGAACCTCTATGGCTTTGTCTGTTGAAGTGAAGGTTTTTGTTTCTTCTTTTTCTCGGTGAAGCATCTGTCCAATGCGTGCTTTCTGGATTACAATAGCTTCAGCTAAAGCTTTAGCTGCGTCAACAGCTTCAGGCAATCCTTTGAGATAGTTGCGGTATTGCTGGATGCCTTGCTCCACTTTCTGGGATAGGAAGCGTTGCATGTAACGCCTAATGGATTCTTCAGAAATGCTGACGTTATGTTCAGCCTTTAACCAAGAGGAAATCTTTGCAGCTGAGTCACCATGCTGGATCGATTGATCTAACAAGTCCCGGATAACCGGAGCCAACGTTTCTATTTTACTGTGTTTTTTAGCTTTTGACGTTTGGGGCGACACAGAATCTACCTGGTTTATAATATGGGGTACATCAGTCTTTCAGCCATAAAACTTTTGCGCTACAGCAAACGGTATAGAATACGCTGAAACGTAAAAAATATAACGCGGCAGCAGCCAATAAAGTCCTGAGGTTGGCCAGGCAGGTATTTACCCGCCGCCATGACGGGGTTTCACCTGGGTTTTCACCGGAGCCCCCCACCGGTGTCCTGGCCAGCCGTACTTCACAAAATTTATAAAGAAACCTCCTGATAGTTGATTTGTCCTTGAAGTCTTAGGCGGAGACTCGGACCCCATGTTGGGCGTAGTCCAATGGACTGCGTTAGCCTGATCCACTTACTTACTTGCGGAGTGTAGGCTTAAGCAAGGACAAGCCGAAGAACGAGGCGCAGGATTGCCAGAATGGCCGGGGGCGCCTACAAGCCTAAGACTCCAGCTAATTACAAACATGTGGCTGGTTGCAGCGGGAAGGAGTGCATCTGATGACTGGCTGCAACTGGCCTATATCCACATCCCCAACTCTGCAACAACGTTGCAGCAGTGACCTGAAGACAGGTAGCTGCAACATCCTAAGTACGGCGTGCAATACTCGCTGGCATCAGCCCCCTGTGTCTGCCTGGCAGTGCGGGGAGGGTTAGACCCAACGGGCCAAGGATGGGGCAAACATCATTTCGCGCCTACAGGTGCAGGCAAATTTTTATATTATTGGTGCCCATAATAGAACTCAATGGGGAGCGCCGATGTTGAGATCCGCAACAGTCCCGTGGCTGGCACCCCTAAACTGCGCGGGTAACAGGCGCACTTTCCCCCAGGTTATTCTCAAGCATTCGTAACAACACAACTGCTATAAGGATATTTCGCACGCATCAAAGTCATGCTCAAAGCAGTAAAATGTACGCAATGCAAACGTGTATACGTTTACAAAGACAACCTTACTTCAGGCTGCCCAACCTGCGGTCATGCAGGGTTCATAGTTATTTATCCCGATGATCCAGAAACCGCAAGAGAGCCACCTACACCTGTAGGTTTATTTTAATACGTCCTTGATTTTTTCAAGCGTCGACTTCTTGTTGAGCCCCAGGTTATTCAGGAACGCGCTAACACGGTCGCCTTCGTCGACTCCGGCAATATGCGGATGTGTTTCTTCTTTGTGGCGCTTCAAGATCTCTTGTGCACGCATCTTGGCATCGTCTTGGTTTTCGTTGTCTGACATCCAAGATACATCTTTTTTCCAGCGGCATTGATCACATTCAACGTGAATGTGGCGTTCTACACGTTCTACACGTTGGGATGAAACAGGGCGTTCATAAGCTGCAGGGGCACCTCTACGCACATAAGATATAGGGTCTTCACGTCCCATGATGTAGACTGGATCAACCGTCATTGACGCTGAAGCCCATTGACGAGGACGAATTGACGCGGACCCTTGAAGGAACATTGGGTCTATTGCAAAAGAACCACGAGCTTCATGCACAGGGTACCGCTGCACCGTTGCGATCCTGTCTTCTCTTAGAGCTGTAGGTACGCCTCTGCCGTCAGGCAGGCCAAGTTGACGCTCCAATCTTGAGATTTCTTCATCGCGCCGACGCAACGCTTCCAAGCGCCTTCGCTCTTCCTCTGAAACTCGCACGTTAGTGTACCCGTAGTCGGCGCTCATAAAGAGTTTTTATTGAATGTGGCAGATAAAAGACTTTCGTTAACCGCAAAATACTTATTTGTAAAAGGGGACCGAGCCCCAGTGGATTAGGAAGCGACCCAGAACGTGCTACATACACTAAACCCACTCGCTACCCTATTGCGATATAGGCAGTTTGTGAGCTGCAGACGCGTTACTTCCGCACCTTTCCAAGTCTCAAGTCTTATCTGGGACGTTTTCAGCTTAAAAATTTTTGGGTGTGTAGTGCACCACCTACACCCAGGGGTCCCCCTTACGCCAGAAAAAACTTAGTTCACTTAAATAAAGTAACTACGCGTATATACACTGAGTTCGCGTAAATAACCTGAGCTTTAATTATATAAGTAGACTTTACGTATATACTTTTGATGCTCAGCAAAATTCTTCTGTTAGCAGGCGCGTTGGATTGTTTAACTACAGTTGTAGGTGTCCTGTTCTTTGGAGCCGAAGAACGTAATCCCTTGATGTCAAGCATAGTCACGTCGAACATTCCATTGTTTATGGCAATCAAGATTTCAGCTACCATTTGTATATGGTTAACTTACGTGTTAGCTCTAAAAACACTGCAGACCCATCCTGTCAACAACCGAAAATACACGTTCTTACTCAAGTTTGCTTACGGCAGCATTGCCCTGTTTGTTGTTTGGGCTGTAATCAACAACATCTGGGTTATTGTCTCCTAAAGGTAACAAATTTTGTTACCTTCCAGTACTAATTCAATATCACATTTGATGTAACACCTACCTGGAAGGGCTGGTGATGGACTTCTCGTGGTAATATCTGTTGGCGCGCTAGTTTTTTTCGTCACCAATAGGCACCACGCCCGGCGTGTTCCTGGAGGAAAAAAAGTGTTGGTGAGGTAGCTGGTGATGTATCCTGTATCACTCCTATAAGATAGATATAGGATATATCGGCTGCTTGTATCGGCGTAGCGCAAAATTTTTAGGCATAGAGCCAACAACAGCAGAGTATGCCAGCCACGAAACTGAAGATGTGCAGTACCTGTGGGAAAGCAAACTTGGGCTACATGATTTGCCCAAAAGAAGGCAGTGTTGCACCTTTCCATGTTTGTGACGATTGGGAAGAGATAATGCACAAGGATGATGCACAATGAATGAATTGCATGTTATAGTTTTTTTTCCAGACCTCAACAAAGAGCAAACCCAAAAGATAGCGGATGAGATCCTGGAGACTTTCAAGCGTAAAGGACAAACACCACGTTGCAACATCAGGTAACGTGCGCCAATGATGAATAGTGTATGTGCTACTGAAAGCGTCAGGCGTATGATGTAGTAAACTGAAAAACTGAGGTGCACCCCAGGTCACTACAACAACTCTCAGGGTTTCTTCTTGGGCGTTTTCTTCCGGGAGAGTTTTTCTCCGATCCATTCAAGGATCCAGCCGACAATGAATAATGATGCGATAGAGCCGAGCAGTACAGTAAAGAGTATTTTACGGTAGAGTCTCATGGCTCCACGTGTAGCGGAGTTTGGTTATATTGGTTCTCCTGCAGCGTCGGCGCAAAATATTATATGTGTATGGGACCCTAACAGAGAATTATGTCAACCGAAAAGAAACCTGAGAAGAAAGTTGTTTTCATCAGTTTCCCCGACTTAAACCAGGAAGACGTCAACGAACTCATGGCGACTATGGGACGGTACTTCAACCGGGAAGGCATCAAGTTGCCCTACACGTTTGTAGCGATTGGGTCAAATATGATCCCGCTTAGTTTACAGGATCTCAAAGCTCTCGTGGCAGACGTAGAGAAACAGCAGCTTGCAGACTACAGCAAAGACGCACAAGCTGAAGCAGCCAAGTACACAGCGTAAAAAACACTGGTGGCGCCGAAGGCGCAAAAAAGGGGTATCCCCCCATTTTTATTTATCCAGCAGCCAGTCATCAAAGCGCTCATACGCGTCGTACACCGCTGCACAACTCATAACAAACAAGCAAGCAGGCAGCCCCAAGACAATCAACCAACGTGGAATCTCTGGGCCGTCAACATCAGTCAACTCTTTTTCTACAGAGGGATGGGACAGAAGCCGCCTTTTCTTTCTACTATTCACGAGGCTACTCTTCGATTGTTTGTGTGTCGCCGCAGACAGTGCATTCCTGATGAACTTTAGTGTAGCCCTGCGCCTTCCTTAGGAATCCGTCAAAGATGTCCTCGACGCTTTGTACGCCGAATCCTGAGGCTTTATAGTGGAAGTTCTCAAGTGAGACTTCGACCGGCGGAATTTTTTCTCGCTCCACAGTTTTCCAAACATGCTTGTTGAGCAATCTATGCAAGAACAGATTAGTCATAATATGCTCTTTACAAGCGGTTCTGTTTATAAAAGTTTCCAGTCGTCGTCAAGCGCAAAAATTTTGTGGCGGTGTCCTTGAGCCAGGCGGCTATAAACGAAGAGGGGGTTTGCCTCTACAGATCCGCACCAGATCTGTTTCTCCGCACACAATCAACAAAAGGCGCTGTTTAATAAAAAACTTTTGCAGGCGCCGCAGGCGCAAAAATGGGTATCCCCTCTGCAAAAAACAAAAAGCCCCTTTGCCACAACAAACAACAAATATATATTTTCACATCAAACAAAAAAACGGGCAGTATACAACGGCAACTTCAACTTCAACAACCAACAAAAAAGGCAGCCGACAACCAACAAAGACAACCTCAACAACAGAAAACCAACAACAAAGGTGCCCAACACCGAACCAAAACCCCCAAAACACACACACCCAACAAACAGTGCCGCGTGGGGTTCATGTAATTTGGGTTATTTGGCTGTTTCATGTATGCTTAAGCATGTTGTACCAGTGCCTAACCAGTGCCATGAATTTGACATAAATTTGTTTATTTTAACGTGTTTGTACTGTACATTTATACATAAATATGCACCCTAAAATTCCATGCTTTTTTTTTCTAAGATTCTAAAATATGTGTTTTTTAACATGCCTATGGTACAATTTACACATATTTGTGTGTATGTTTATTTATTTTTTATTTCATTCTTGCATTAAATATGTTTGTGTACGTACCAATTTTTCAACCAACATGTTATGTGCATCTAGTATACCATGTTATGAAGACAGATATTTTTAAAATCCTATGGTGTGCCAGTGACAAAAA